AGGTGTCATTGGTGCGCCAATCATCCTCGATCTGTTCCAAAAGGCTTTTGTTCAAGCGCTTTTTGGCTTTCTCGAAAAAGAAACGGGATACCGGCGATTTCGCGAAACAATGTTCCTTGTCGGTCGAAAAAATGGCAAATCGACGCTTCTTGCCGCAATCGCACTCTATTTGTTGATTGCAGATTATGAAGGCGCGGCGGAAATATACAGTGTTGCAACAAAAAAAGACCAAGCAAAGAAAACTCTTACAGAAGCCATAAACATGATAAAGCAGTCGCCGGAATTGAGCGCCGTCCTTAGAAAGAGGCGGAATGATGTTTATTTCCCGGCGACTTCTTCCGTGTTTGAGGCGCTTGCATCGGATTCCAATACTCTGGACGGCCTCAATTCACACGCCGTCATAATCGACGAACTGCATGCAATTAAGGACAGAAATCTTTACGAGGTAATGAAGCAATCGACCTCAAGCCGCCGCCAGCCGCTTATTATCATGATAACTACGGCGGGCACAGTTCGGGAATCAGTGTTTGACAGCATATATCAAATTGCTTGTGATATTGCGGACGGAACGCGAGAAGAAGATTCCTTCCTTCCGATTTTGTACGAATTGGATGCACGAGAGGAGTGGACAGACCCTACAAAATGGGAAAAGGCAAACCCCGGCCTCGGCACAATCAAGCAATATAAGACCCTTGCACAGTTTGTGGAGCGGGCCAAGGCTTCACCGGACGATTTGCCGGGCGTCTTATGCAAGGATTTTAACGTGCGTGAGGTTTCGGCTTCTGTCTGGCTGTCATATGAACAGGTGAAAAGCGACCTCAGTTTTGAAATGGCAGATGTATATAACACTTATGCGGTTGGCGGGTGCGACCTCTCCGCGACAACGGACCTCACGGCTGCAACATTGCTCATTCGGAAACCGGGAGACCCTCTCGTCTATGTACTGCAACAATATTTTCTTCCTGAAAAAAGGATTCAACTGCTTGAGGAGAGAAACACAAACGAAGCTCCTTATAGAGTGTGGGCAGACCGTGGGCTCCTTACGATCTGTGAGGGGAACCGTGTCAACTATTCTCAGGTAACGGCGTGGTTTTGCCAAATGCGAGACGAATGGAAAATTGATTGCATCAAAGTAGGGTACGACCGGGCCCTCGCCGGATATTGGGTTGATGAAATGAAATCCAATAGTTTTGATATGGAACCCGTGGCGCAAGGACCGTTTACATGGTCACAACCGATGCGCGAAATGGGGGCGGCACTCGATGGGAAAAAGGTGAATTACAATCAAAACCCAATTCTCGTCTGGTGCCTTACGAACACGGCGGTAAAAAAGAGCGGGCTGAATAATATTCAGCCGGTGAAAATCACAGATAAACGGCGAATAGATGGGGCGGTTTCCCTCCTCAACGCCTGGGTGATCTATGTGAAATATTACGATGATTTTATGTATTGTGTGGGGTGAAAAAATGGCATTGAACATAAGAGGGCTTTTTCAACAGATATTCGGGAAAGGGCCGCGCACTCCTCCGAACAATTTCTCGCAATTTCGCCTTTTGTCCTCATGGGATTCGAGCTTTACTCCGTTTTCGGGGAATGCGTGGGATATTTCGACGGTGCGTGCGGCAATTGATGCATGGGCCCGCAATGCGGCGGTGATACAGCCAAGGCACATCAAGAGGACGGAAGGGAAACGGGAGGATGTGCCGGACCACATCAACAGAATTTTGCAGACGCGGCCAAATCCATATATGACAGCGTATGCCTTTTATTACAAAGTAGCTGCGCAGTACAAGACGTATAACAATGCTTTTATACTGCCTGTGTTTGAAAACGGAAGGCTTATGGCGATATACCCCATCAATGCGAGCCGCGTTGAGCTGGTGGAAGCTAATGGGGAAATGTATGCCCGCATGACATTTGCGACGGGGAGCGTTTGGGCGTGCCCATATGAACAGCTCGTGCATTTAAGGCGGCACTATCTCGACAACGATATTTTCGGAGACGATAACAGACCCCTTATTCCGACGCTTGAGACTGCAAATTCTTTCAATCAGAGTATGAGCGCATTTGCAAAACTGGTGTCCGTGATTCGAGGCATTTTGAAAGCCCCCACTACAAAGGCGGAAGATCTCAATAAAAGGCGTGACGACTTTGTCCGGGACAATATGCGTGCGGAAAACAATGGTTCCGGTGTCATTGTCATAGATGGGAAATATGAATACACACCGATTAACGAGAAGCAAACCCCAATTCCCACCGGGCAGCTTGAGCATGTGCGGCGTGAAGTATATGACTATTTCGGGGTGAACGATGCAATTGTACAGGCGAAAGCGGACGCGGAGACAATGGATGCTTTTTACCGTGGCGAGCTTGTGCCGTTTTATATGCAGCTTTCTCAAGGGCTGACAAACTGCATTTTTACCGAGCGCGAACGACAGTTCGGGAATGAGATTCTTTGCGAGCGGGACAGGATTCAATTTGAAACGCTCGGAAATCGGGTTGAAGCCGCAAAGTATTTAACGGACATAGGAGCTTTGATGCTCGATCAAGTGCTTGACATTTTCGGATTCCCGCCCATAGGAGGCGAGGAAGGAAAACGCCGCGTGCAAACACTGAACATGGTGAATGCCGAAAAAATCGACGAATACCAGCTCGGAGGTAAAGAAAAAGATGCTCCAAAGAAGCCGGAAAACGAAGAAAAACAGCCGGAACCAGAAGAGCCGAAGGAGGGAAAGTAAATGCCTGTTGTAAAAAAAGAGCGCGAATACCGAGCATTGCAGGATTTCACGCTCGTACCGCGCGAAAACGAAACAGACAGCTATGTCGTGCGCGGAACGGCGGTTGTGTTTGGTACTCCAACTTGTCTTTATGAGTTTGACGGAGTGAGATATTACGAAATCATCGACCGCCGCGCATTTGAAGAATGTGACATGTCTGACGTGATTTTCAATTACAATCACGGCGGCAAAGTAGTCGCACGTTTGCGGAACAAAACATTATCGCTCAGTGTTACAGAGCGGGGCCTCGAAATGGAGGCCGATCTTTCGGGCACGCAGGCGGGCCGCGACCTGTTTGAAGAGGTTGACGGCGGCTACATCGACAAAATGAGTTTTTCGTTCTCGGTGCGTGAATCGAAATATGACAACACCACGCACACGCGGACGATAACTAAAATTCGCAAGCTATACGATGTTTCGGCGGTGGATTTTCCCGCCTATCAAGAGACATCCATTTCCGCGCGGGGCTTTTTCGAGGAGGAGCACTCGAGAGAGCTTGAGGCTTTGGAGCAGGCACAGCGTCGGAAACGCCTTTTAGCTCGCGTCCGTACATATCCAACCAATATCTAAACAGGGAGGCAAAGAAAATGTTTGAAAAAAGACTGAAAGAAATCATGAAACGCCGCGCTGAAATTCGCACCATGCTTGAGGGGAACGATGAGGTCGACATTGACGAACTGAACCGAGAGCTGGACGCCTTGGACACTGAGGAGGCGAATCTCAACCAGCGCCGCGCCGCTGCGGAACGTATCAGCCGCAGCGTGGAGCCGGAGGGCGAACCCGCACCCGTGAATCCCATTACCCGGGCGGCAATTACCCGAGAAAATGCAAGCGGAACGGACAGCCGCGCGGCGAACCTTGCAGCGTTGCAAGGCATTCGCGTCGAGGAGGCACAATCTCGGGCAGAAAGCTTTGCGCGTGAGGGGCGCATGAACATTCCCACAGGTGCGTTGCAGAGAAGCTTGACCCTTTCGGGCGGCAACATTGCGCAGCCGCACAGAGTTTCCGGCATCAATCCGGCACAGAACACCGTTTCCGGCATCATCGACATGGTGAACGTGATTGACGCGAACGGCATGGGAGAGGATTCCGTCGCCTACGAAGAAGCAGGAATGACGGCCGGCACGAAGAAAGACGACGGCCGCGCTGCCAGCGAAAGCACGCCGACTTTGAAAATTGCCAAAATTACGCCGACGCTTGTAACAACGTTGGGGTACGTATCCCGAAACATTCAGCGCACGACCCCGCTCAACTACCAGGAGCGCGTTTCCGACGCAGCTCTTCGCGCTCTGCGCACAAAGGTAAGCCGCTTGATTGTGGGCGGCGACCCGGCTGCAAGCATCCCCGAGCCCACGGGCATTCTCAAGGCGGCGGCGATTCAGTCGGGGACGGATTTTTCGATTGAGGCAATCAACGAGAAAACCCTTCGCAATATCGCGCTGCGGTATGGCGGAGACGATAACCTTGAGGGCGGCGGTGTCTTGTTGCTGAACAAAAAGGACCTTATGGCGTTCGGCGATATTCGCGGCACGAATGAGAAAAAGGCCGTGTATGAGATCGAGTTCGACCCGATGTCGACCACGGTCGGTACCATCAAAGACGGCGGTCTCGCGGTGCGTTTCTGTATCAACAATGAACTGGCGGCGGTGTCCGACAGCGGCACAGCGGCGGGAAAATACGTTATGTGCTACGGCAAGCCTCTCGCCTACCAGCTCGATTTGTTCGGCCCGTACAGCGTAGAGGTTTCCCGCGATTACAAATTCGCGGAAGGGCTGCTCGCGGTTATGGGGGAGGCCATGGTCGGCGGAAATGTTATTACCTCGAACGGGTTCATCCGCGTAAAAAAAGCGTAGCTCCATC